CAGAAAGGTTGTTAAGCTTATTGGCTACGACGCTGGGGAAAAGCATCGAGTCAAGGACTTTGGCGACAAGCGTTTTATCGTGGCGTATCCGCTTGTAGAATGGGGGTGGCGGAGGCAGGAATGCACAGCGGTCGTTCAAGCTGCCGGATTTCGCCCAGGAAAGTCTGCTTGTTTTTTCTGCCCAGCATCAAAGCGGGGGGAAGTCTTAACGCTTGCAAGGAATCATCCGGATCTGTTTGCCAGAGCTGTGGAGATGGAGCGCGGGGCAAGTGCGGCAACTACAGTTAAGGGGCTTGGTCGGAACTGGCGTTGGGAAGACCTTGTGAAAGCCGATGATGCGCAAATGAAGCTTTTTGAGGAACTTCCAGATACTATTCCCTGCGGATGTTATGACGGTGGGTCTGGCGATTGGGAGGGCGAGCAAATTTAATTTATGAACTAAACAAAACCATGAACGACGTAAACGACTTTTTAGATGTTGCTGGGGATGTCCCGCGTTGGAAGCAGGATGCGAAACGCTTAGGCATTCAAACCTTCTATGTCTTCGACATGGCTGATTCCTACTGGGAGGCTTCGATTGAGATTTTCGGTCATGTGGAAACCCAATGCGGAGAAACGGAGCGCGAGGCTGTGATCTCGTTGATGTTCAAGCTGAAACTTGATTGAGATGAAAGAACAAAACGAAATTCTAAAAACCGGGTGGGTCAACGTTTATGCGGATGGATCGTCAGGCTATGTTTGGAAAACATGACACAAGAACAAATGCGATTTGAGGCGGCGAAGGCGGCAATGCAGTCCATTGTCCTAAATTCGCGATGGGACAGATGCCACTGGGACGTTATTGCCGAAGCGGCGGTAGATGCCGCAGACTGCTTGCTGGAAGCTCTTGCCAAATACCCATCTACCGAGGAATCCTCGTCAGTTCAACTAAATGACGCAACCAAACCATGAACGACGTAAACGACTTTCTAGATGTCGCCGAAAGCGCCCCGCGTTGGAAGCAGGACGCAAAGCGCCTAGGCATTGAAACCTTCTATGTCTTCGACATGTCCGATTCCTACTGGGAGGCATCCATCGATCTTTTCGGCGAGGTGGAAACCCAATGCGGAGAGACTGAGCGCGAGGCTGTGAACTCGCTGATGTTTAAGCTGAAACTTGAGTGATATGAACGAACAAAACAAACTACTAGAAGCCGCGTTGAAGCTCGCGGAATCGATCCGGCCCTATTCTCTCAGTGAAGAGGAACGGACCCTCATCGACATTATTGAGCAACACCACCCAAAACCGAAGAGGGTCGATTGGGAGCCGTGGACTGTCGAAATGGTGAGGAACCACAAAAACTTCCAAGAAACTGCCGACTTCCACAACGCGGAGATGGAAAGAATCACGAAATGAACGGAGACGGAAAAACCATCAGGAACCGCCGCTGGCAGAACAAGCAGATCGCCGCCGGTAGATGCGCGATCTGCGCCAGGTTGGCCGTGCCGAATCGGACGCGATGCGAGATTTGCGCGGAAAGGAATCGAGAATATCAGAGGCAATACAGAGCAAAGTAAAAAAGAGATGAAAACCTTGCAATACGAAGATTTTATTTTGAAGAAAACACAATTTGGCGACTGGCTTCAATGTGATTTGATTCCAATTGAAGAAAAGCGCACATGGTGGAAATCTCAGAAATACAGATTTCTAAGCGCCACCCAGGCTGGTCCTTGGATGTTCAATGCATCGGATCGGGCAAAAGGGGCAAAGCAAAGAGTTTTTCGAGAATTGATAGACCTATCGCTTGGCAGAAACAAGACAATTCCATTTAGGTCTTTTCACATGGAGCGCGGAATTGCGCTTGAGGAGCAGGCTGAAGCTTATTTTTCCAATTTTCTTGATACCCAGCTTTTAAAGATCGGCCTTTGCAAATCTCATCATGGTCTTTTTTGTTGTGTGCCAGATGGTTTAATGATGCGAGACAAAAGCGGATTTGAAGGCAAGGCTCCAAGCAAATTTAAACATCTTGAATATTTGAAAAACGGAACCCTGCCGAATCAATATCTTTATCAAGTGCATTTTTGCATGGCTGTAACTGGGGCCGAATCGTGGTGGTTCCAAAGCTGGCACCCAGAAGAATTGCCGCTAACACTTAAAATTGAAAGATCATCGTTTACTGAGTCGCTTTTCAGCCGCGCTGTTGAGTTATCTGGTGAGCTTTTAGAAGAAATGGACAAAGAGCATCAAATCGCAAATAACTAAAATGGAAACGGATTTATTGTTACAGGATTTGTTTAAATGGGCTGCATCGAAAAGCGAGGCATCTGGACAAAATTTCAACCTCGCTGTCGAACTCGATAAAATGAACTTAGAGCATCGCATCAATGTTATTAATGCGATGCGCGAAAAGATTCACCAATGCTCGCCATTTAAATCTGAGCCAGTTGATTTTGTGAAATGGATTCCATCTTCGCAGGTTAGGGCCAATGACTACAACCCTAATAGTGTTGCGCCGCCGGAAATGGAACTGCTGCGCCTCTCAATTGCGGAAGATGGCTATACCCAGCCAATCGTTACCTTTGAGGACGGAGATTCTCGCGAAGTTGTCGATGGGTTCCACCGGCATCGAGTTGGCAAAGAGTGCGCCGACATTACCTCAAGGATCAACGGATACCTTCCTGTTGTGGCGATCAACGAATCGCGAACCGACAAGGGCGATCGCATTGCTGCGACAATTCGACACAATCGTGCGCGAGGAAAGCATAAGGTTGATAGCATGTCTGATATTGTTGTCGAGCTGCGCCGCCGTAATTGGGCCGAGGAAAAAATCGCGAAACACCTTGGCATGGACCCAGACGAAGTTTTGAGGCTTACGCAGATTTCCGGCCTTGCTGAAATGTTTGCAGATCAAGAGTTTTCAATGTCTTGGGACGTTGAAGATGCAGACGAAACCGAATTTTCTATTGAGGATGAAGAGAATTTACCACACCTGGGATAAATGGGAGTGCTACCCGGCTGGCTTTTACGAGGAGCTTCCGCCGAACGGGATAAGCAAAAGCCAAGCCGTTGAAGCGTATCGGGAATTTTTGGCAGATATTCCTAGATTTGAACGTGCTTTAATCGGAGTGCTGGCGAAATGGAAGAATTCTTGCGAGCATTACCTATCCAATGAAAACATGAACCGAATCGCATGGCTAGGGCAGGCCGCCATGTGTATTGATTCTGGTGTTCCATCTTCATTCCGTCCCGGCTACAACCTTTTGACTGAGGAGCAAAAATTTTCAGCGGATTCAATGGCGCTGAAATACTTAAACACATGGCTTACTGAACGCGGCGAAGAGCAAATTCCCGGCATTAAATTGGCTGGATCAAAAACCAAAGCAAATCTCTACTAATGAGCAAATTAAAACAATACAGAAAGCAGAACGTTTATTCTGCGGCGGTTGAGCGAATTGCGTATGCGTTTGACAACTTTGAGAAGATCTACGTGTCTTTTTCTGGCGGTAAAGATTCTTCCGTCATGTTCCACATGGTCGCAACGGAGGCCATTAAGCGAAAGCGCAAAATTGGCGTGCTTGTGATTGACTTAGAGGCTCAATACAAGATGACAATTTCCCACGTAGCCGAAATGGTGGAAATCTACCGCGATCATATCGAACTTCATTGGGTTTGCCTGCCAATGCTTTTGCGCAATGCGGTTTCCAATTTTGAACCCAGGTGGTGCTGCTGGGATCCTGATGTTAAAGATTTGTGGGTTCGCGAAATGCCAAATCTTGAAGGCGTCGTTTCCGATCCCGCTGCCTATGACTTCTTCCTCCCCAAGATGGAGTTTGAGGAGTTTATGGTGCTTTGGGGTCAGTGGTATTCTGGTGGAGCGCCAACCTGCGGCATGGTTGGAATCCGGGCCGATGAGTCGCTTAATCGATTCAGAACCGTCACATCGAAGACCAAGGAATGTTTTAATGATCGGAAGTGGACAACTAAAGTTTCCGACAACCTTTACAATGGATATCCAATTTACGATTGGAAAACCGAGGACATTTGGAGATTTCACGCAAAAAACGCAAATATGCCATTTAACCATACCTACGAATACATGCACAAAGCTGGGCTGACCGTTCACCAGATGCGACTTTGCCAACCTTACGGGGACGATCAGCGAAAGGGGCTTTGGCTTTACCACATTCTTGAGCCGGAGACTTGGTTCAAGGTTGTCTCCCGAGTCAGCGGGGCAAATGGTGGCGCTCTTTACGTTACCGAAAGTGGCAATATGACAGGATATCGGAAAATCAACAAGCCAGCTGGGCATACTTGGAAATCCTTTTGCGAGCTTTTACTGTCGTCGCTACCCGAGAAGACCAGGCGTCATTACATGTCGCGCTTTCGCGGATTCATTAAGGGATGGAAATCGCGCGGATACGTTGACGGAATTCCCGATGAAGCTCCGCACATTTTGGAAAGCAAAATGTGGGCACCGTCATATCGAAGGCTTTGCAAAGTGCTTTTGCGCAATGACTGGTGGTGCAAGGGGCTTGGGCTTACTCAACCAAAGTCGGAAGCGTATGGGAAATATCTTGAGATCAAAAACAAGCGAAAGCTTGCGGTCGTTGAGACAGATCAAAAGCTTGGCGTTGAATAACCCTTGCAAATTTGAATCATTTTGTTGAGCCTAAAGATGCCGACCGTATCGGCACGGAGTCAGACCCGTAGAAATGAATACCTTCAGACAGTCCTCGTCCCCCCATCGCGCTGGTGTATTCGCCAGGTCTGACCGTGATGGGTGGGCGAGGGCTTTTTTGTGCCTATGAAAAACTATTCTGAGAAACTCAAGGATCCGCGATGGCAAAGGCTGCGGCTAGAAGTTATGGAGCGCGACGATTGGAAATGCCGACTTTGCTTTTCAGAAGGCTCAACCCTTGCCGTCCATCACAAAAAATACACTGGCGAAAATCCATGGGATGCAGATTCCCGCGACCTGGTGACGCTCTGTGAGGACTGCCACACCGCGATGCACGAAGGCAACCTTGAGAGCATGCCGCCCCTTGTGGAGTCATTCTACAAGGCCGTGACGCAGGCCCGACTTGCCAACGACAGCAAAACTTTGATCCGATGGATTGAGGTTGCCAGTAAGCGGTTTTTGTCAGCTTGCGATGAAATGGAGCTTGCCATTGTCCCGCTGCAATCCCGCTTGGTTAATTTGATCGAAAAGGAGGCAACGAAATGAGAATCCGAACGATCAAGCCCGAGTTTTTTCATCATGAGGAACTGCACGAACTGGAAACCGAAACCTCTCTGCCGATCCGCTTGGCGTTTATTGGCCTTTGGTGCGCCGCTGATCGTGAGGGTCGATTTAAATGGTCGCCGAAACGGCTTGGAGTTCAAATCCTGCCATACGACGATTGTGACTTTTCACGCGTGCTTGACGCGTTGGCCACGCGTGGATTCATTCGTAAATACGCGTGCGGCACGGAGGTTTTTGGCGTCATTCCAACGTTTCTTTCGCATCAAGTCATTAACAATCGCGAAAGGGAATCAGAATTGCCGCAGCCCTTGGAATATATGGATTCTGACGCGTGCTTGACGCGTGACCCACGCGTGACCCACGCCGGTAAAGCGGAAGGGAAGGGAAGGGAAGGGAACAAGGAAGGGAAGGAGTGTAGCACTCGTGATGGCTTATCCCGCAAAAAAACCAAACGAGAAGCCGTCAATCGCGACGAGTTCGACGCCTTTTTTCGAGAGCTTGGGCTTTACCCCCGTGACGCGGAAGCGATCTGGAACAAGTGGGAAGGCAACGGCTGGACAAACAAGAGTCAGAAAATTGTTGATTGGAAGGCGACCGTCCGATCATGGAAATCGCACGGCTACATGCCGAGCCAGAAAAGCCCGTCTGACTACGAGCCGCAATGGCCAAGAGCGCAATCCGCCGCTGAGACGGACCCCGAAGAGGAGGACGACCTCATGGCCAAGCTGCTGCGGCTGAAGGAGGTCGAGGCGCGAGAGGCGGCAGGAGATCATCCAGATTACTGGACCGAGGAAGAAATCGAAAAAGAGGAGGCCGGATGCTTCTGACCGTTTCAGACCTCTCCGAGCAACTCGTCGGCAGGATTGAGGAGCTTGCGCCAATGCTTCTTCCCGGCGGCAGGCGTCACGGCAGCGAGTGGATCTGCGGCGACTTGTCAGGCGCACCAGGTGATTCGCTCAAACTCACGATGACGGGAGGACACGCAGGCCAATGGAGAGATTGGGCCACCGATGACCACGGCGATCTTGTGGACCTTTGGCGTCTCTCTCGAGCGATTTCAGCGGGAGAGGCCGTTTCTGCGGTGAGGACATACCTTGGCATCTCCGAGCCTGTCAGGCAGCATGAGAAGCGGGTTTACGGCCACGCTCCCGCAATCAAGTCTGAAGCTCCATCACCAAATGGTCGCGCCTACGCCTGGTTGACCCAGACGCGGGGGCTGAAGCCGGAGATTATCGAGAGGCTGAAAATCGAGATCGACACAGACCGGAAGGCTATTGTTTTCCCGTGCATCTCTCCAGCCGGCGAGATCATCAACCGCTCATATCGGACGCTGGGCGAGAAAAAGAAGGTGTGGCAGGACAAGGATTGCGCTCCGAGCCTTTTTGGATGGCAAGCCGTTCCTGAGTCGAGCTACCGATCAAAGACAATCCTGCTCTGCGAGGGCCAGATCGACGCGGCCACTTGGCATCAATGGGGAATCCCTGCGCTGTCGGTTCCCAACGGCACGGGAGCGACATGGGTGGAGTTTGAATGGCACAACCTCCAAGCGTTCGATTCGATCTATTTGGCGTTCGATCAAGACGAGGCCGGGAGGAAGATCGCCAACATGGCGGTGACGCGCCTAGGGAAGCATCGTTGCTTTATCGTAGCGATGCCAAAAAAGGATGCGAACGATTGCCTGTTAGCTGGATTTACCTCCGAGGACGCACGCGATTGGGTAGCGAACGCAAAGCGCCCGCGCATCGAGCGATTGGTGACGACGGCGGAAATGGAGGAACGCCTTGTCGAGGATGTAAAGCCAAAGCCAGAGCCGTTTTCGATGCCGTTTTTAAAAATGGATTGGCACAATGGGGATGGGTTTTACTTCCGCCCAGGCGAGCTGACCATCTGGGGCGGCTTCTCTCACGCTGGCAAGTCTACCATGCTTAACTTCATGGTTGCCCAGCTCTTGGGCGCACGGATTCCTGTCTTCATCGGTTCTTTCGAGATCCGCGTCGAAACTCAGCTTCGGAAGATGTTGTCGGTGTTCTACGGAAAAAGGAACATCAACGAGACTGCTGCGCGTGAGTTTGCGCGGAACGTAGGTGAAAGCATTGTCTTTTCCGATGTTGTCGGCTCCATCACCAAGGATTCGCTGATGGAAATGATGTGGTTCTCGCACCGACGCTACGGGACAAGCCATTTCGTCATCGACTCGCTGATGCGCGTGCAGGGCTTGGAGGAGGATTACCCAGCCCAAGGAGAGTTTTGCAATCGGCTCCAAGACTTTGCCAAAGAAACGGGAAGTCATCTACATCTGGTTGCGCATTTGGCAAAGCCAGCGCAAGATGGAGCGAGGCCGAGCATGTATGCCATCAAAGGCTCAAGCTTAATGGTCAACAATGCAGACAACGTTCTGCTTGTCCTCCGCAACCCTGAGAAAGAGAAGAAGCGCAAGGCCGGAAAACTGACGAGCGAGGAAGAGCGATCCATGCACGACTCCGAGATCATTGTCGAGAAGCAGCGCGAAACCGGATGGTTG